CCGCCAAAATCGCGCGATGGGGGGGGTCGCGCGGCCAGCGGCCAGCAGGCAGCCACCGTGGCCACTTGACAGCGAAAAAGTTATCCACAGTGCAATGCGGTTGCAAGTCATTGATTCATATACTTTCTTGCACGAAACTTACAAAATCGATTTAACACGATGTCCATTATGTTAAGTCAAATGTGGATAACTGGCTCTGATTTGCTCAATCAGCAAGCAGATTTGCGTTATCCACAAGGCAATGTGCTCAACCATTGCGATTTTCTGTGGATAACTCATCGACAACCTCGACATGGCGCAAAGCCGCCATGCGCAGGTCTTGGATGTTTATGTTGACCGATGCCGCTTTTTGTAGGCCGTAAGTTTTCTGATCCCACCTTTCGGCCAACCATTGCCGAGTTCGGATGCGCTGGACATCGCGCTGCGCGTGGTCGATGTCCATGCTATCGGCGATCTTGATCGTCTCACAGGCCATCAGATCGGCGGCACGCGTGCGCGCGCGCGTAATCATAGCACCGTAGTCGTTTTCCTCAATCCATTCGTCTAGCGCACGCTTACTGATGCCCAGATCGATGCAGATGTCAGCAATGCTTTTGCCTGCCTCGAACATCGAGAAGATCATGTCCTCTGGCAGCTTGTTGAGCATTGCGACATCAGAACGGCGCTTTGGGTTGCCTGGCATCGCTTTAAACCCGCTTTAAAGCCGTTTTAATGCGCTGGACAACATCCAGTACCTTTTCCTTTATCAAAGCCGCTAAACGCTTAATTTGTTCCATTTTTCAATCTCCCTGCAAGTTTGGTATCGAATTTCTTTTCGGCTGGCTCACCTTCCAAGACATGGAGATCGTCTTCCATGTCATCGAACCCTGATTCTCCACCCAATTTGAATGTTTTGACCTGTGCGGTTGGATCAAACGCCTTGACTGCAATGATTTGCTGAACCAGCGGATCGTTGAAGATCACCTCCAGCTCTTGCATTGACCAGATGCAATGATTGCTCAGTTCCTGTCTCTCCCGCTGCAAAGCCAGCGTCTCGTTGACCGATCTGACAATGACCATGACCTGACCTGTCTGCAACTCCCACTCGATCCTCGGTATCTGATCATTGGCTGGCGTAATCCCTTGTTCATCAGCCCACTGATCCAACACCGAGTACGCGCGGATCATTCCCGCCAAACTGGAATCAAACTTTGCCCGATCCTTTGCGTCAATCGCTTGGTGCAATCTGCCGTTCTGAATCCAAAATTTCTCTCTGAGTCCACTGTCAACTAAAGTAATCAGTCGATTTTCTCCCCATTTTCGATCACTGACCTCTTTGGCGGCCTCCAACTCCACCAATCTTGACTGCACATAAATCGTCCACGAATCTGCTTGTGGACTTGGACTCACCGCCACTGGATGCTGTCTTGCGTTTTTTTTCGTTGCCATCTTTTTTGTCCTTGTCTAAATTTACTGAAACAACCGTCAGAACAATCAGAAACTACGAGTCTTATAGACTCTCGTTTCCGATTCTGATTTCTGATGATCAGAAGCGTCTGATTTCTGATCGCTTCTGATCGCTTCTGATCGCTAACTGTTAAATTTGTATGCCGCCTCACTTGCCATTTTTGTCAAGACATCTTGGTTAAGCCATGCGACTTTGTCGTGATGTCCACCCAAGTTTTTAGTTTTAAGCCTGCCCTTTGCTGTCCAAATTGCGTTATTGATTTGCGTCTTTGTAGCGTCATAGGCACTGGCTTGGAGCTTCAATTCTTCTTTCCAATCATCGATATTGACCACTTTGAGGCTTACCCCATCTATTACATCATTGAATCCTTTGTTCTTAATTGCCCTATATAGTGCTGGCAACTCATAGGGCTGCCATTTGCCACCATCTTTGTTTGCTGGTGGCTTTTTCTCTGTCATCTTTGCATGATCTGTTTTGGCTGAATCTGATGCCTGCACCGCCAAACTGGTCACTGGATCACCAATTTGCAGTGATCCGGCTGGCGCTGCCAGTTCGACTTTGACCATTTCAAAGCCGTAGCGCGTGCCGTCTTCACCGTCCTTTTGCTTGGCGGTTCTGATGATGCCCTTCATGGAATCCTCAAACCTGATCAACTCCAACTCGGTGTCCACCGCCCCTAAGAGCGCAGACGATCCCCGCATCCCGCGACTCTGGTCTTTCCCGCTGTGATGCAGGATCATCAACGCAGCGCCTTGCACGATCTGCTGTATTCGCCCACAGGTCACCACAAACTGCATCATGTCGGCTGCCGAATTCTCGTCACCACCGCCAAAAGCTCTGGCCAGCGTGTCTATGACGATGAGCTTGAAGTTGATGCCTGTCTCCATGACCAGCGTCTCGATGGCCACCATCAGCGCGTTGAAGTCCTCCACGCTTGATCTCAGATTCAATTGATGTCTGATCACATAGATCGGCGCACCGTCCTTGGTCTGGTGGTGCTGCTTGATTGCCTTAATCCTTGCCCCGACACCGCCAAATCCCTCGCCAGCTATATATAAAACAGCGCCAGGCTCGCTCACTCCATTGCCCATCCATGACCTGCCTGTGGCAATCGCCTCGGCAATGTCCAGCGCGATGAACGATTTGAAACTTCCAGGTGGCCCATAAAGCGCCGTAAACGCACCCACAGGTATCACTCCCTCAATCAGCCACTTGACAGGCTCGTCTTGTATCGAATCCCAGTGCTCAATGGCGATTTGCTTGGTTGGTTTTGGTGGTGGTGGCGGCTCTGCCTCGAATTCCTTTGCAATGTCTTCAGTTGGCGCTGTCACTTGCTGCACCGCACTCGCAATCGAATTGAGCACAGGATTCAATCTTTCGGGCATCGTTAGCTGATCCACACTGGTGATGATTGATGCCGCCTTGACCAGCGCCACCAGCTTGTCCCTGCTGCCGCCCTCCTCAATGAATTCATAGGCATCGTCCCCCTGCCCTTGCAGTCCGAGGTCAACTACCTTGACCGACTTGGCGATGGGCAGGATAGCTTCTGCCGCCTTGTACGCATACCCCCAACCCGCCACATCGTTATCCGGCAGGATGATGACTTGAGCGCCAGCAAAGTATTCAGTGATGGCGGCTGGCCATGATCCGGCGCCAGCGTGTGCGGTAGTGGCAATCATGCCAATCGACTTGATCGCATCTGCCGCCTTCTCGCCTTCCACCAGAAAGATGTTTCTGCCCGCGGTCTTCGCGTCAAGCAATGCCGGCAAGTTGTAGGGGACGATGCGTGCGTCACCAAGGCTTGATTGCTTTCTGCCGTGCTCGTCAATCTTGTAAAGCCTATAAGTCTTTCCAAACTCCCCTACGCGCAGCCGTTGCTTGACAAATACCGGCTGCCTGTCCTCATCGGTGTAAATCCACTCTTGCTGGAATTCCACCTTCGGGATCGGCTTGATGTTGGCCAGCGGGTCTGGCCTCTCTGTCAGTTCTGGCAACAAGTTCCTGTCCTTGATGGTGTTGAAGACTTCCTCTTGGCTGCACCCACCATGACAGTGGAAGAGAGGCTTACCGTCATCGCCAATGTGGATGCTGAGGCTCGGATTCTTGTCTCCATTGCCTTTGCCGTGTGACGGTACTGGGCAACTCGCCACCCATTGACCATTTGCTTTTTTCGCGTTGCCGAGCGTCTTGGCTATTTGTTCTGCTTGCATTGTGTGCTGCCAATATTTAGAGACAAAAAAAGCCTGGGGTTTTACGCCCAGGCACTTACAGACTACAGGTTAAAACATCTCGTCATCAGCCACTGCCGCTGCCATCGCTGACTTCGCAGGCGCAGGAGCTGGCGCAGCCTTCGGCGCATCAAATGGCGCTGAGTGATCAGCACCTTCAGCGTCCATGCCGGCGGGACGATCAATCCAACTGATGATGTTGAACGCTGGAATGCGTGTCGTGCCTTTGCCGATCTTCTCCAGCTTGCTGCCGGTGTACTCCAGCACTGGCAACTTGCCAGCATTGGCGGCTTGCTGTGCCGCGCACGCTGTATAGAGCTGTTCAAGTCCCATGTTTGGTCCTACGCCATTCGATGACCACTCAACAAGTCCGATTTCCTTGTTGTAAAACTTGACGATGAATCCGCGCTTGTGATCAGGTGTTGGCTGTGCGCCTTTGCGTCCGAGCTGTGCATCAGGTTGCCAATCGCGCAATCCGACACCCAGCGCCAGCCATCCTGTTTGCACATCATTGATGTCGAACACGATCTTTTTGAGTTGGATTTCCTCGCCGAGATTGTTTGTCCAAGCATTGGCTTGTGGTGAAAAGCGGATGTAATTACCAGAGCCGCCAGCAGATGAGAGGTTAAGCATTTTGAGTTTCGCTTTCTTTAAGTTAAGGGGAGAGCATTATTGACTCAGACTGCGATCTCTCGCAAGCGTGAGTCCACTTGATACCTTGACCGATAACTCGTCCAAGATAACTCTTTGTTCCTTTGGTAACAGTTTCTCTGCTACCGCTGGAGTAATTAGGTTTGTTTCAAATATCTGTGTTCGGGTAAGTCCCAACTCGGCCAGCTTATCCGCTGCCTTGTCACCGTCAACCCATTTGCGTGTTGGGCGTTTCGGCGCCAACTGCCATCCTTGCAGCACCATGCCATCCTTTTCCATAGCTTGCATCGCGTGCTCTTCCACGGCCTTGATAAATTTCTCCACCATAGGTGCTTTATCTAATATTGCGCTGATCTGATCCGGCGTGAGTGTCTTCATCACCTCCGCAATCTCTTCTTTGTTCATCGTGGTGATGTCTGTTTGCGCGGCCACGACATCGAATTGCTGCTTCTGTTTCGGGCATATCGTCTTCGCGTCACACCACTGGCAAGCTGACTCAGACATATAGAGTGGCGGGTCATCGAGTTGGGTTGCGATCATCGCGGGACGCAACACCTTCTCTTCCCACTCCCACAGTTCGGCTGCTGGCATCACCAAAGTGCGCGGCTCGCCTGTATGCGGCTGCACGATGGTCAGATGGAATTCTTTGATCCAATCGCGACTCATACCCTGCGTGTACGCGAGCGCATAAATCTTGAGCTGTGTTGAATCCTCTGACACATAGCCCTTGCCAGTCTTGAGATCAGTAACATATACCTTGCCTGTTTGCATGGAGTAACCCACGACATCAGCAGTGCCACCGACTTGAATGTATTCCGCAGATTGGTACTTGACGGGGTACTCGACATTCATGCGCTCGCAAATACCCTCAATGTGCCAAATCTCGTTCAAGTAGTTGAGTGCCATCTGACAATCATCAGCAGTCAGTATCACGCCTTCGATCTCTTCGCCAACAAACTTCATGGGGTCGGAGTCGAGCTGATAGCAGGTCTCTGCCAGCGCGTGAATGGCAGTGCCAAGCTGCGCGGCTTCACCAGAGGGGCGTTGCGGTACTTGAGCACAGAGCTTCACCGAGCCAGGACACGCTATCCACCGTGATGATGCCGAGGGTCTTAGTCTGCGTTGTTTTGTTGCCATGTGTCTCTTTCTAGGTGGTGGTCATTCAAGACCAGTTGATAAGCCAGTTGACGCACCTCATGGCTGACTGCGTGGCCAAGGTCTTCGGGGTCCAGAATGCGTTTAAGGAATACGACTTTGTCTTGGTTGTGCTTGCGCTGCTCTTCGAGCTGCGTGCCAAGCCAAATGATGTGCTCGCGCATGATTTGTCGTTCTTTATCTTGCATGGTGCTTGCCCCAGTATGCGATCAAAGCAGCATCCGATCTGCCGTCATCTTTGACGCGCTTGAAGTCGGCTTGGTTGTTTGGAAAGAGTTCCATGGCGCGTGCTCGGCTGGCATCTTTGCCCTGACCACGGCCAACGGCTTTCACCCAAGTGGCTGGCGCAACATAAGTCACAGGCAGTTTGAATGCGGCCAAGATGCCTTCGATCATGCCAAAGCTGCGCCCAAAGCTGAATACGCTGGTGACACCTTGGCCAGCCATGGCGCTGACCTTTTCCACATAGACATGGGTGTCGTTTGAGTTGAAGTTGGCAAATATGGCCGCCAATTCGCTGGCGCTGACCTGTCGCTTGGATTTGCCATTGCGTTCAACTGTGACGGTGGGCATATCAATCACCACCAGATTGCCTGTGCCGTTGATGATGGCCACAGCGCCGTCAAGACCTGGATCAATGCCGATGACTCTCATTTGACGGCCTCATCCATGGCCTTGTTCAGCATCGTCATGCGTGCTGAGATCAACGCATTGGCGGCCTCATCCAAACGCACCACGGTGCTATACAGTGGCTCTGTGATGCCGTTTTGCCAGCGACTGATCTGCGCCTGATTGATCTCGGCCACGCGGGACAGATCGGACATCTTGAATCCGGCGGCCTCAACCTTGTGCTTGATGTCCATAATTGCTTGTTGTGCGATTTTCATGCGTAGAATGTTAACCATGTTTTGTGGAGATGGTCAAGTTTAAGGCAAAAAAAGGGGATCAGCGAACCGATCCCCAAAGGCAACTGCCGGAAAGCATGACACCGGCAGAGGGATTGTAATGGGCAAATACCCGACAATTCTGTGTGGGATTAAATAATATTTGTTGACAAGTTTGGTAAATCGCTTATGATTCACTCATCAACAACGCAATTCAACTTTTTGGAGGTCCTATGACCGATTTCACTTTCTCTCCCTCTGATTTCAACTCCACCACAATTTTGGTGGTCGCCAACACTACTGATGCCAAGGAATACTTGGCTCAACGCTACGGTGTTGGTTGCGTTTCAATTGAAATTCGCAAATCTGCTGCGCCAGAGTTTGCGGATTCTTTTGAGTTCCAAAATCTTTCTTACGCTTAACCCAAGGGGGCATCGTCCCCCATCTTTAAGGAGACACCACAATGAACCACACACAACACGCATTCACCGTAGAGGCGCACCGCCGCCTCTCCAAACGCGCAGAGGCAGCCTTTGACTATTTGCTGTGCCTCGCCATCGGCGTTGGCTTGGCCGCACTGCTTGTCGCATGGTGGTCGGCATGATTGATGAAGAACAACAAGCCTTTCCAGATGGGCTACTTAATCAAGAAGGCATGAGTCTGCGTGACTACATGGCGGCAAAGGCTATGCAAGCATTGATTTCAAGCCCAAGAATGCCAGCACCAGCGGCTCTTGGAGGATCAGATGTTACTGACGTAATGGTGGCTGATCTTTCTTACAAAATGGCAGACGCAATGCTGAAAGCGAGAGAGCAATGAATAAACGATTTTTTATTTTTCCATTTGTTGCTGGCGTAGTTCTGGCATTGGCTGGACTGAATATCGTTGATCAACCATATAAAACTTTTTCACTGTTATTGCTTTTGTGTATCGCACATGAATTAACACAGGAGAAAAAACAATGATCCTTTCACAAGGGAAACTAGCTGATGGTCTGGTAGATGATCTGCTTAAAACCATCCACAAATACGATGACACGCTCTACATGGCCACCGCCATTGGATGCCTAGAGCTTGTCAAGCAGCAACTGATTCAAGAAAGCATAGATAGAGAAGATGACGATGAATAACCCACAGGAGAAAACCATGTCCCAAACAATGCAAATTGAGATTGACCGCGCTGTCGGCAAGTTCACGCCACCCATGGAAGTGGGTGGTGGATTCCTCAGCCGCGATGACTTTGCCAAGTTTGCACGACAAGCCGTGACGCAGGGAACGATGATCGGCTGGGCGCACGCGGAGAACATGACCCGCGAGCGTATGCAACGCAAGATCACCGAGCTTGAACATGAGGTCAGCATACTGCGTGACCGTGTCAAGGATGTCGAAATGGAATTACTGGCCACACAAAAATGAAACGCAAACTCAACTGGACACCCCCACACGGCACAAAGATCACATGGCCAACTGTTCATGTCTTTGATGCCGCATTCACCCCCACACGCGGCGCTGATGTGCAAGCCATTTGGCGCAAGTACGGCTGGCAACCCACATTTGGCAACGCGCCAGCAGTAGAAGAGCAACCCATCAAATCAAAGGTGCTGAAATGGAAACAGTAATCGCATTCGTACTTGGCGGCTTGATCGGCATCGCGGTGCTGATATTGGTAATTAGCATCGCCATCAAGGTGCTGCTTGACGATACCGAGGTGAAGTGATGCCCAGACCAAAATCAGAATTAACCACCACGCAAAAGCGCATTGGCGCAAGACTGACGCAGTGGCAGTATCAGGAATGGGTATTACTTGGCGGCACAAAGTGGCTCAAGCAAATGCTGGCAGAGGCCAGAAAAGAGAGGTTGCAGGCATGAGACAAGAACCTATCGCATACATCAATGTGGAACAACGCAAATTGGAATTCGCAAAACCAATCATGTGGCATACGCCGACTGTCGTTAACTTAGAACGCATTCCTTTGTACACCCATCAGCGCACATGGGTAGGGCTGACGGATGAGGAAATCACTGCTTTGAAGCACAACGGCGAAAGATACATCAGTTCGCAAGACTTTGCACGAGCCGTCGAAGCCAAACTCAAGCAAAAGAACGGCTATGCCGAGGAGAACAAGCATGATTGAAGTTTTGAAACAGGCGCTTGAGGCGTTGGAACAATGGAACACGCCTTTGTATAAACGAGGAACGGCAATTAAATCCCTACGCCAAGCCATTGCAGAGTTGGAAAGCCAAGAGATTATGGCGTGGGAACATTTGAATGCATATGGCTACGCACCCGGTGGTTACATGATGATATGTCGTGGATGCAACAAACAAGTTATTGATGTAGACAAAAGAGCTTCACGGTGCAAAACCTGTGCAGAAACCGCATATGCCAGAGACACCCACCCACCACAGCGCACAGAGCAAGAGCCTGTGGCGTGGATTGAGGGGTATCCAAAAGCACATTATGCAGAAGAATGGTTTATAGCCAAATTAAATGATGGAGATCGTGTTGTTCTTCAAGCATTGCCAGAAGAATTTAAACATGACTTTACGACACGGGATGGCACATATTTTTTGAAAGAAAGTATTAAATCTTGGATGCAATTTCCAGATACGGAGTTCTTACCCCCACCACAGCGCACATGGGTGGGGATAGAAGGAGAAGAAATTAGGAATTTGTGGGAAGAAGCCACAAAACCAGATAGAAGCACCATGACTATGGTCACATCATTTGCAAAGAGCATTGAAGCCAAACTCAAGGAGAAGAACACATGAGTATTAAGGCAATGAGGCAAGCAAGAAATGCGCTTGTGTGGAACTTAAATACAGACTTGGACAACATACCCGCTTGCGATCAATGGGCCAAAATGTTGCGTAAAAACATTGATGCTTTAGACAAAGCAATTGCAGATGCTGAATTTAGCTGGGTTGGGCTGACGGACAAAGATTTGGAAGAATTTTCAGATACCAAACTTGGGCCGTATGACCTGTGTCTTGAAGTTGAAGCCAAACTCAAGGAGAAAAACACATGAACACTTGTCCAAACTGCGGAAAGGTATCAGGTTTTCACTCAAGCATATTGCAAGGGTGTATGTGTCAATACTCAGCACCACCACAGCGCACATGGCAGGGGCTGACGCAATCAGATTTCAACGAAATATATGATTTGTTTGCTAATAAGGTTTCAAGCGATTTTATATTTGAAAAAATGTATTCAACCATTGAAGCCAAACTCAAGGAACGCAATATATGAATTCACCTTGGGACTACAAAGGCCAGCCATCAATCTGGACGCGTGACGCTGAATTGAAGATGATCACCTTGGGCAAGAAAATCGGCATGAAACGCCGCGAGCAAATCAGGCAGCAAGAAACGCGCATCGAGTATCAATGCAAACCGAGGAAGAAGAAATGACACAAGATGAAATTATTGAGATGGCTCAAGACTGTGGTTTTACACGGACACACACGGGTGATGTAAAACTTTGGTTATGCAACAAAAACAACCTTGAAATTTTTGCAAAACTGGTAGCCGCTAAAGAGCGTGAAGAATGTGCATTGATATGTGAACGTATATTTAAAAGAATGTGTCCAGAGGCACAAGAAAATGAAGTTGGAATAGAGGCTGAACTTATCAGAGCCAGAGGAAACGCATGAAATCAGCATTCGATTACAAAGGTCCATCGATCTGGACGCGAGACACCAAACTCAAACGCTATAAGCAGGGCGATGATTGCGCCAAGAAACGACAGGATAATGAGGACATCAACGCAAAGAAACAAGTCTTTGCATATTCCAGATCACTGAGCACAAAGAAATGATTGAAACAATCCGCACCATGTCTGGCAAGCAACACGGCCTGCGAGGTGAGAGACAAACCATTGTGACGGTGGGCAGAGTCTACCGTTGCAGCATCTGCGGCAAGATGTTCACCGACAGGGAAGAGGCAGACAGACACGACAGGCGCGAGCATGAAATCCGCAAGACTTCCCAAGGTAATTGATTTGCTGCAACGCACAGCCTGCACAGCGCCAGAGTTGGCCGCCAAGGTGTATTGCACCGAAAGGTCAGCGCAGCAGATGATCAACAAACTGCGACTCAAAGGCGTTGTCCACATTCAAGAGTGGCGCAGATCAGGAAATGTGCTGGTGGCGGTGTACCGTTATGGCATCGGCACTGATGCTGTCAAACCGCCACCGCTGACACCTGTGGAGAGACTGCGCCGATTCAGAGCGCGTGAATCATTGGACGATAAGGCTTTCCGCTTGGCGCGTGAAAGAGGTAAGAGGTTAAAGCCGAGGCGCGATCCGCTGGTGGCTGCACTGTTTGGAGATAAGTGATGGAAAACAAAGATAGAAGAGCCAGGATTGAATATTGGGAAAATGACGGCGAATTCATTCGCGTCTCATATACCCAAGAAGATGGTCAGCGGGTCACCGCATCGTTTCATCGTATGGGATGGAGAAAGCCCCCATCCCAAGTCCTTAAAAAGGTGATGAACGCTCTTCGGTTGGGTCCGAGGGCTGCAATAGGCCGTATCCAAAGTTCGGTGAAGTAGCGGGGAAAGCAGCGCCTGACGCTAATGCCGCAGGCACTGCCAACAATCCTTTATTGCGTACAAAATCCAAAAGGTTCATTAAGTCTTCGCGGGTTTTGTAGCCTCTTGTTTCCGATGTCTTTTTATAAATGTCGAATAGATCACCAGCTGGTGCCATTGCGCCTTGACTTAGTTTGGCCTGATCTGTTGGCGATAACTTATTGAAATACTCCATCCATTTTCGTGTGACTGCGCCAGAGCCTTGTGGTTGCGTCCATGCGCTTGAGTAATCAATATAGTCACTGACATTTCGTGTTGGCACATAATCAGTAGCGCCCAAAGCATTTTGTAATTGATAAATTTCTGACTCAGGCAATGCCTTTTGACCAAAATTGATTGCAGCAACACCTTTGCCATAGTCCACCAAAGGTATCTCATCACCAGCCATGCGATAGGCCGCTCTGATATTTTCTTCGCCAACTTTTTTCTGCAATGGGAAGAATGCACTTTCACCTTTTGCAAATGGAATTTGTGTATTCCATGTCGATGCATTCTGTCCTGTGAACATTCCTCTGGTGGCCGCTACTGCTGACAATTTGTCAAAGACATTTTGCGGAACACCAGGGTTTCGCACTGGCGCTGTAACAGGAAACTCTGACAGGCTGACAAAGCCTGGCTGTGTCTCAAGTGGGTATGGCGCCAGCGTAGGTGCTTTGAGTCCAGTTTCTGATCTTGGACCAGCGAATGGGATGCCACCTGGTGGCTGATATGCGCCTTGCATACCTCTTGTTTTAATTGGCTGCAAACCTAATGCACCCTGCAAAATATCTCGGCCTTGTACATCTTGAAATGCTGATGCTGCTCTTGATGAAAAATTTGCTCTTGATCCTTGTGGCAAATCAATCAAATCTTCCATATGACCAGTTCCTCGGCCAGGGATCATTTCATACGGTTCGGCAGCAAAGGCAAATTTCAAATCGCCTGGCTCTTTCGGTAGACTAAATACCTTACCGCGAGACTCCATTTGTCGGAGTCCTTGTAAATCTTCAAGTCTTCTCGCCAATGCATCAATGTCTCTTTGCTCTGACATAGACAACTGGACATTTGATGGCTGCCATTGATAAGGCTTTAAGCCTGCCAATTGCTGTTCATATCCCGCCTCACGCAAAATATTTTGATAGTTACCTTGATTCAACAATGTTGAAAAATCAGGTGTTCCTCGAATCAATTCTGGTGTCAATAAACCTTTATCGAGTATTTCTCTAGCACGCAATCCCATGGAGGTCTGACCCTCCATCAATGGCATTGCAAGTGACCACATCGTCTCTTGGCCTTCTGATGGGAACATATTAGCTTGCTGTGCGCCTTGTCTTAACCGTGCGCTGGTGGCGATGTAGCCTGGCGTTAAGCCAGGATCACCTCTCGCAATTTGCAATGCCGTTGGCGATCCACTAAACAGGTTTTGATTGACACCAAGTGCATTTGCCATCCAAGCATCATTAGTGACCTTGTACACATCATCAGCAAGGTTTCTATAGAACGAATCAACCTTGGGGCCAGATAAAGTTACTTTTGTTGGATCGGTAGCAGATAGTGATCTGATGGCATTGTTTTGCCATGCCTCAAGCACTGACTCTTCGCCTTTTGTACCGCTGACGCTGCGCCCCATAATCTCTTTGATTGCTCTTGCGTCTGTAGGTCTGCCGGCAGCAGTCCAGTTTTTCCAAGTGTTTAATGTGTTGAGCAAATTCATCTCAACACTTGTTTGCGGAGATAACGCTGCAAGCAATGATGCAAATCTAGGTGCGTCATCAGCGCCAAATACATCAATGATGGCCTGAGTAGATGCGCGATACCAGCCCTGCTTTGGAGCGCCAGCTTTAGCCATTGATGACATCTCTTTGGATGATGGCAATATGTCAAGCAGTTTGCTGATTTCTTTTACAGATTCTTCATTGGTAATTACCTTTTGCACTTCCTGACCGGTCATAAACTGAGATGCTTTCGCAAAGTCAGGATATTTCTGTTTCAGTTTTTCAAAGGTTTCTTTTTCCTCTGTTGAAAGCATTTTCTTTTGTTGACGCACAAGTTCTTTGCTTGTTTGTCCACGCACTGGCGCTACTTGTGGGCGTAATGCGCCAGTTAAATTAGCAGCCTGACTCATTGATGGAGATGGCGGCACAATGTATGTCGGTTGTGGAATCAATTGTTCAAGCAAACCACCACGCTCACCCATCATGGCGGCATTGATCTCTGATCCCGCCATGCGTGCAATGCCTTTGCCACCCTTGGCAACCGCTGGCGCAAGTGGCGCAACAGTCATCATTGCCTCGGCAGTCTCAGGCTTGAGCAATGGCACATTGGCGCGGCCAATGTTGGTAAGTGGCTCGCCATACGCCATGCGCTCTGTCGTTTTCGGAATGCCAGTAGATTCAAGCAAACCCGCCAACCCTTGCATCTGCTGAGTTCTGCGCGGGTCTTTCATCCAATCCAGACCGCCATACATGGCATCAGACAGCAGTCCAAGCAATTGATTGCGCGGTGTGGGTTGTAGGTTGTCTGCCATGATTTACTGTCCTTGCTGGAACGCGTTTGGCACTCGGCCTGCTGTAATACCTGTCAGACTGTATGGGACAGTCTTTCCGGCAAAGCGAGAAAAGTCATTGATTTTTTTCTGTACCAATGCCCATGCACTTTCATCAGTCAATGCACGGCGTACAAGATTTGGGTCTTCGGAGACAAGTATCTTTGCAACCATGTCACGCTGTGCCTCTGTCATGTTCTTATTTTGCTTTGTAGCAACCTTCTTAATAATATTCACGGCTGATGTGGCCATCGTTACAGGATTTGCTGTCATCACATTGGCGATCTCTTCGGCAGAGATATTCATTCCAGTGCGAGCCGCCTGCAACAATGTTGGTGCAGTTGTAGAGCCACCAAGAATGTAGTTCTTTGATGCTTGAGACTGAGCCGCAGTGTTGATGCGTTGCAAGATGCCAGGCAATTCATCGCCAGGATAGATCGTCCGCAAAATCAAACCTTCTTTAGAGTTCTCATTTGCAAGATTCGCCATCATTGATGTGCGTGTGCCGGTGGTCATTTTGTTGCGAATGGCATCCATAGTGCCTGCGCGGAATGCGGACAACGCGCCAGGCTTTTGCGACAACTCCTCCACCAGAATAGCAACCTCATCAGCACTTTTACCAAACACCTTACGGCCATCATCGAATGCATCCCTTGCGGTGCGCCTCACAGCGGCCTGCAAACGCGCATCAGCGAGCTTCTTCGATGATGTGTCTATTGCATCACGCAATGCCAGTTCAACCTCTTTGAGAGCGCCACCAACACCGCCACGGCCTG